TTACCATCACAATACCAACTAAATTGGCATCGGTCTTTTACTGGAAATCCATTCTTATAATGTCTTCCCTGTGTAATAACTTTACAAACAGTATTTGGATAATGATGTGATCTCACACGATTCATAGTGACTTGTGCTACTGCTAATTTTCCAGCAGTAGATTCCATAGCTGCTTCAAAATATATATTTTTTGACATACACTCTAATTCTTCTGAATTCACCATTTGTACAACTGTAGTCTTTCCATTTGTAGTCATTTGTAATGGAGACATTATTGTTGCCTGTTTGTCAGTTATTGGTGGAACCCAAATTTTAGTTGTGGAGCCTGAATTTAACGTAGCAGACCACAGCGTAAGAAGCCCTACTAAGGCAATGAATATTTTCATATTCCTCTTTTTGTAGTGTTGATTTAAGTATGATAGCCACTTACTTAAACTTAAATAGGAGAGTTTCGGCCACGGCGGGGAGCTCTGGCAATGTTGCCAGTTTCCCATAATTTGGGGGAGTATAAGGAGTAATCAAAATCACTGTACCATGTTATTCCATCTAGTGTAGTGGAAAATTTTGACATGGTAGCATCCCAATCCATAGTAAATTGAAAATTTTCTTCCTTAGCAAGAACAACCGAAACTTGTATCGGTATTCCACCCTTTATTTCCAATTGCCGCAGTTCAGCTTCTACAGTTGTTTCAACATTGTCTGTAGTAACTTTGGTTAAATTGACTATTCTCTCTTCTAAACTTTGTATACTCATGGTAATAGATTAGGAAAAGTTTCTTTTACTAGGTTGAAAGTTAATCCTCTGCATTTTAGTTTTTTATCCTTCACTTGCAGAAGAAGTTCTACCTCAGAAGGATGTATACCTTCTAAAATATCTGTAAATGCTTTTTCTCTTTTCATGTTAGTCAAATTTTTGGGGGATTGACCTTCAACAAACAAATACAACTTTCTAATATGAAAATGTAGATAAGTTGGATTTGGCTCGTCTGTGTCTCCTTGATATTTGACTATGGGGGGTGCCCCCGGCGGTAAGAGAAACTTTATATTTGGATCGAATGCTGCTTTTAAAATCTGTTGAAGTGCAAAGCAATCATATTTTAATAATAGTTCTTTCTTTTGTTTTTTAGTGCGTGCTATTGCAATCTCACTAAAAACTCTTGGTAAACTTGTTGTCATAATTAAAACTCGTCAATTACTTCCATAAGGTTCTTCAATCTTTTATCAACAAAGTAATTCAAGAGCTGACTTCTATCACCAGATTCTTGATTATCGTATTGATTTACTATATTTATACGAATTGAGTTTGGAGTTTCCCTCAAATCAACCATTGTCTTGTTTCTATGGTAGTTTCTGAGCATATCTTCGTTACAGAATTCTTCTGGTTTTTTACCTCTCCATAGTTCCATCTTCTTCTTTGTTACAGGAGTTTGGCGTTTTCCTTCAGTTATAAGAGTATCATCGGAGGAAAGGATGTTAGGAACACCATCACCAGTATCACCTCTAATGGTCTTATCATACAGAGATTCTACAGGATCACCAACTACAAACTTTTTCTGAAGTGGCGACCATTGTTTAACTCCTTGATACTTTTGTAACTGAATAAAGTCTTTATCGCTAGAAAGTATCAGAGTAGGATTTTCTTCACAATGGTCAACAAGAACACCAATAATGTCATCAGCCTCTGCAGTGTCTACGTGCATGACTTTATATGGAAAGTATTTAGTCAGGTCTTCTCTCATTTCATGTAATAGTTCAAAGAGAGTTTTCCAATCCGTAGGATCATTTTCTCTGTTTTTCCTACGATTTGCTTTGTACTCTGGAAATACTTTCTTTCTCCAGTTGTCTTTACCATCACAACAAATAACCATTTCTCCATAATCTTTTGCAAATTGATTACGAAACATTCTGATTGAATTGAGTATTGTATGTCTTAAAAGGTCTTCTTCCACAACTGGCTTACCTCTGCCCATAGCCATAAAAGAACCAATCACGGTTTGACTATAATCAAGTAATATCATCTTTACCCATTTCTATTCTTAGTTTAACGGATTCCAGAAATTGATTCCATTGATTCATCCGCATATCCCAATTGTAAAAGGTATCAAAATATGTTTTCTGTAAACTCAACAACATTTCTGTCTCATCTTTTCTATAAGACTCAATCGCCTTTCCAAGAATATGTGAATGAACCGCAATATGTTTCTCAGGGTTCGGCTCATATCCATACAACCAAGCAAAGTTTGAACAAGTCTCTGGAAGGGCTCCAAGATTAGGACACACCACCATACACTTTGCACTCATAGCCTCCATTACTGATATACAAGCCGTTTCCATATAAACTGATGGATATGCCATGATATGATTCTTGGTAAGTTCTTCTCTAATCTGGTCATTAGATACTGTACCATGATAATTGACTCCATCCATTTCTTGAGCAGCTTTATATACATGGCGATATTGTTCATCCATGTGAGCACGGTCATATATTTTAAAACTGGAAAAGATATTCAATTCTGCTGATTGAACTTCTTCAGACTTATTGTTTTCTTTGAGATGTTTCCAAGCACCAAGTAAAATCTCTAATCCACGATGAGGTGTACTCATATAGACACAAGATATTTTGTCTTTAGGTTTTTCGTGTTCTGGAATGGGTTCTATGGCGTGTTGAATAACAACACCATGATCATAAGGAAGGCCAAGATAAACTCCATACTGATACTGTTGCCAATTACTGACAAATATTATCTTTTCAAAGTCTAGCATATTCTTATGTTCTTTAAGAAATGCAACTTCTGGATCTTGGGCAAGGTCATGAGCCCAAAACAATCTTGGTTTATCTTCTAACTTCCTTTTACGAGAAGCGACCCATTGAAAGTAGTTCTTTAGTTCTGGATCAATACGAGAAAATAACCACTTCTGCATAAGTTCAGTACCACCTGTTGCTTTGGGGGTTTCTTCTGGAGCAAAATCACTTTCACCGAAATCAATTTTTAATGTCATAATATTCTTTCATAATATTTTTTTTAATTTAATAAAATATCCTTTGTATCTATACCTTCAATCTTACCTTCTTGAATAAAACTTGTAATAGGAATCGGAGTAACAACGTCATCTTCTCCCTTTTTAAAAAGAGAAAACTGACCAACAATCTCTGCCGCATCATTGTGATTTAAATCATATACAAAAGAAGTATCATCATCAGAACTCAAGATTAATTTGGCTTCTCTGATTGCGGGTTTATCTATACCTTCTCCACCTTCTGCGTCAGTTAGTCCTTGATCAAATCTTGCAATAATTGCGATGAGTCTTTTTAATAACTGGTTTTCCATATGTTCCTAAGAAGTTGAGTATGGTAATGACACTTTGGCTATCAGTTTTCATAGTATGAGTGAACACTGCGGTTAAACACCTAGCTAAAGGACTACTTTATCTAGAATGTGGAGAGAAAGCGTGTTCCTACGATTACCCATTACCATACTTTAATCTGTTAGTATTATTATATCATATAAGTATTTATTTGTCAAGAGAGGCCAGGGCGCAAGAACCCCGCTTGACGCCCCCCTTAAATATTTGAATCAAATTGCTTGTCAGTTATGGCCACAGTTCCAGATTTCTTAGGAACATAGTTTGTGTTTTCTCTCATATCTGAAAACATAGTTTCATCCATATCTTTTGTCCAGACTGCGTTAATATCTGGATAGAATACCCCCACAGAACGTTTAGGCGTGCCGTCATCATAATAAGCCATGCTAACACATCGTGGTATAACCTTTGTAGTTTCATCTTGCCCAGAGAAGTAACTGATAAAGTCACCAGACTTCAAGTAATATTCAAGATCTCTAATATAGACCTTCTTGTGGTCAGCAGCAGTAGATGCTTTCTGTGATTCTTGTGAAGAACTCGTCCGACTCCGAGCAATTTTGTTATATTCTAAAACCAAATCTTTTGAGTGTTTAATCCATTGTTTGACATTCTTGAAAGAATACTTGTCATCATCGGGAAGAGCCAAAACAGACTCTGATATATTCTTATAATCTGCGGGTTTCTTTTTAGCCCTCATGGCAGCAAGACGAGCTCTCATCTTCTCTCTTGCTTCTTCAGAGATTTCACGTTTCTTCTTGAGGGGTTTTAGTTTTTCACGTTTTACTACTATCTTTTTTTTAGCCATTATTTTATCTTGTAAAGGGTGTATCTCCAA